GGTGGTCCTTCAACTTATGATGGCATTACTGATGATGGTGCAGGTATAATTACTGGTTCAAGTAGTTCTAGTGTTGCAGGTCTTGTAATACGAACAGGAACTTCAGGAGTTGGAAGCATATATTTTGCAGACAATAGTGGTTCAGCAGATGCTAGAAAAGCAGGATTTATTGAGTTCCAACACGCAACAGATGACATGATAATACAAGCTGAAGATGATTTAAGACTGTATGCTAAAGAAGATGTGGTTATGCGTGGTACTACATATACGTTTGACAGTGAGGGTGGTGCTGCTCAGTTTGCAAAGATTGATACTAATGGGAATCTTGGAATAGGTACAAACCCTAGTGGAGCAAGACTTCACGTTGACACAGCCATAGCAGGATATGCTGGCCATTTTCTTAATGACAATACAGCTACTGATGCAAATGGAATATTAATTCAAGCAGGTTCAGCAGGTACAGAGTACGCTTTAAATATAGTTAGCACTGATGGCAATACTACATTTATGACAGTAAAAGGTGATGGTGATGTCGGTATTGGCACGAGTGCGCCTGACAGAATTTTCGTCATCAGGAATAGTAACGCTGTTGTTGAAATTGACCCTGCGGGTGCAAGCAGTAATCCGATATATTTTAATTACAATAGGTCAACCTCTGCATACCTTACTCCCCAATACTGGGCTTTAGGCCACAAATTTATGTACAATGGAGGGAATACGGCTTTAGAAATTGATAGCTCTGGCCGTCTAGGACTTCACACAACCCCTAATTCTTGGGAAACTGGAACAGGTGGTAGAGTTCCTATTCAAATTGGTTTTGGAGCGTTTTCTGGCAGAATCAATGACATGAACACAGAAATAAGTAATAATTGCTATGCTACTGGTACTGGTAATGACCCTCAGTGGGCAGGTATAACACGTTACCAAAAAACACAAATTGAGTTTGATAATGGTGGTAACATTATTTTTAAAAATGCACCTGCGGTAGACACATCAACTTTTGCTAGTAGTCCTAACTTTACTTGGAATGAACGTATGACACTAGATTTGGATGGTAATCTTGGTATTGGTACGAATGACCCTGATACTCTTCTCCATCTGCAAGCGGCTACAGGACCACAGCTTAAAATAGAATGTACTGATACAAGCATAGTAAGTGATCAACTTATCGGAATGGTGCAGTTTAAAGCTAATGATGCTTCTGGTGTTGGAGCTACTGAAGTTGCAGAAATTGCAGTGCGTTCTGGTAGTAGTGTTGGTGGTGCTTACTATATGGCTTTTACAGTATCTGGTAGTGCAGGTGGTGCTAACTTTGAAGCAGGTAGATTTACAGATGCAGGTGTATTTTGTGTGGGTAATACTGAAGCTGTAAGCACAGGTGCAAATAATGTTCATGGATTTGCAGTACATCAAACTGGTACAACTGCTATTCAAACTGATGATGGTGAGGACAGTGGTCCTTGTTTATTATTAGGTAGAGTAAATCATGATGACGGAGATGCAATAGTTCGTTTTAGTACAAACGGAGATTCAAGAGGAACCATTACAGTGTCTGGTGGGACTGTTAGCTACAATGCCTTTATGGGTTCTCACATTACACAAGCAGTGCCATCTGACACTTTAGAAGGAACTGTTTTAGAGTCTACAGGAGTTTTAATAGATAGCTCTGATGAAGATTACAAAGGACTTGTTGATCAAAATAGGCTACCTAAATGTAAAGTTTCAGATACAGAGGACAGTCCAAATGTCTTTGGTGTTTGGCAAGTAGAAGCTAAAACTGGTGTTCAATACGCTTCCTCGTTAGGTGCTTACTTTGTAAGAGTACATTCAGGAGAAACTGTTTCTTTAGGTGACTTGTTATCTTCAAAAGGAGATGGAACGGCTAAAGTTCAATCGGATGATATTATTAGAAGTAAAACTATAGGTAAAGTAACTTCTTTAACTAAAAAAACTACATACAGTGATGGTTCTTATTTGTTGCCATGTGTTTTGTATTGTGGGTAATCAGCAATTATAAAAGGAGAATAAAATGGCAGTAACATGGACAATTTTAAATACAGATAGAACCATTAAAGGTTCAAAAGGTGATGACCAAATATTTATTCTTCATTGGCAATGCACAGACAAAGAGACAGTAGATGGGGTAAATCACATAGGCAGATTACATAGTTCAATAAGGATTCCTGAACCATCAGGAGATTTTATTTCATATGATGATGTGACAGAAGCAAACTGCATTGCTTGGTGCAAGGCGATTATGGGGGACGATAAGGTAAAAGAAATAGAAGATGCTGTAGCTTCACAAATAGCAACTAGTAAAGCACCAGTAACAGCATCAGGAGTACCTTGGTAATGACAGATGAAAATGTAATAAATATTGATGGCAAAGGTTATAAAGAAGCTGACCTTAACAATCAACAGAAGTATCTTATAGCTCAATTAAAAGATCTTGGTGCTAAGGCAGGAAAATTACGAGCAGACCTAGACCAAGTTCAAAGGGCATCCGATAGTTTTCAGAAGGATTTGTTAGATTCTTTTAAAGAAACAGCAGAAGAAGTTTTAGATGAGAAGGCTAGTTAGTGAAATTAGACGAATTAAAAACTGAACTGGAGGTGTATAAAGCAGTGAGTGAAGAACGCTGGATTGAAATACTAAGTCGTGTAAAACGATTAGAAATGGTACTAATAGGGGCAAGTGGGACAACAATAATATTATTGATCTCTCTAGTAGTAAAGGCATGATGAATGGTTCTTGGAGACATAGTAACTGGTATCCAGCTTGTCAAACAAAGTGTGGCTTTCATCAAGGACAATATAGCTACAGCGAAAGATATATCTGAAATTGCAGGGCAGATAGATGATTTATTTGAAGGTAAAAATCAAGTCGATAAACGGAGAAACAAGAAAGATGGTGTCTCTCTTGCGGATCAATTTGGTGTAAAAAGTGTTGCTCATGAGATTATTGATGCAAAACTCGCAGCTGAACAGTTATACGAAGTTAGTGTTTTAGTAGATCAACGGTTTGGACATGGCACTTGGCAAACAATTTTAACAGAAAGAAGTAAAAGGATTGAAGCAGCAAAAGCAGCTAGAAAAGAACAAATACGAGTAAGAAAACAACAACAAGAAGAAATTATGGAGATAGCAGGGTACTTTGCAATAGGGTTGTGCGTAGTAGTTTTAGTTTTTGGGGTTTTATTTGCTTTTATGTCTTTTGGAGATATTATGAAAACAGGGGCTTTAGATGGAAATTGAAGATTTATTACTTATCGCAATCATATTAGCAGCTATGTACTGGACTATATTTTTTCCTCCAAAATGGCTGTTTATTAAATAGGAGATAGTATGACACAAAAAAAATTAGAAAAAGGTTCAGCTTGGGAAAGTGCAGATCTTGATAATAACGGTGTTATTACAGATGGCGAGATGGCTATGGCTACTAAGATGGAAGAGTTACAGCATAGACGAGAGATGCACCATAACTTAGATAAAATGCAAGACCAACAACGCATGATGGCGTGGGTTGCTATGGGGTCTATGGTCTTATTCGTAGTTGCCATGATGACACCATTGATTGACGTATCTCGTGTTAACCAGTTATCAGGGTTCTTAAATACTTTTTTTGTAAGTCAAGCAGCTGTAGTATCTGTGTTTATGGGTGCAACAGCTTATAGTAAACGAAACAATGATTTAACGGTGCAAGCAAAATGAAATATATGAAAGATTTTACAGTAATGATATTAGCTATTGGGTTAATGGGGTTACTTGGTTTGATAGTTGTAGACGAGTTTATGATTGCAGCTGACCATGGTGGTGAGTTTGATGAGGGTATATTAGGTCTTTTAAATAATGCCTTAGTTGGAGTTGTAGGAATTGTGGCAGGATACGTTACAGGTCGTAATGGGAAATGTGAGGCATGTGATAAATGAGTTTGTTAAATAGTTTAATTGGCCCCGCTACGCAGATACTTGATAAGTTTGTAGAGGACAAAGATCAGAAAGCTAAGTTGGCACATGAGTTGGCAACAATGGCTGATAAATTAGCCCATGAACAAAATCTCGCCCAAATCGCAGTCAATAAAGAAGAAGCAGCTTCTGGAAGCCTTTTTAAAGGTGGCTGGCGTCCTTTCGTTGGTTGGGTCTGTGGGGTTGCTTTTTGCTATCACTTTGTTCTTCAGCCTATTATTATTTTTGTAATAGCTATGACTGGTGTGAGCATACCTGATTTGCCAAGTTTTAACATGAATACACTTCTCACGGTTTTAGGAGGACTTTTGGGAATCGGGGGACTCAGGACATACGAAAAACAGAAAGGATTAACGAAATAAAATGGCTTTTTCATTATCAAATAGATCAAAAGGTAAGTTAGAAGGTGTACATCCCGACTTGGTAAAAGTTGTCGAAAGTGCCATAGGTTTGACTGAAATTGATTTCGGAGTCACATATGGGGTCAGATCGGTTCAAGAGCAGCAGAAATTATACAATTCTGGAAGATCGCAGACCATGAAATCGAAACATTTAATTCAAGATTCTGGGTATTCACATGCCGTTGATGTTGTCGCATATGATGGTTCAGACGTTGTTTGGGAGATAAATGTTTACGATAATATCTGCGATGCTTTCAAAAAAGCTGCACAATTACATGGTGTTTCTATTAAGTGGGGAGCAGCGTGGTCGGAAGGTGACATAAGATCTTATCCAGGCACAGCAGAAGATGCTATGATGAAGTATGTTGATTTAAGACGTTCAGAGGGCAGAAGGCCCTTCATTGATGGACCTCACTTCGAGCTTATAGGGTAACGTGTTATGCCACTTAAAAAACTAGATTTTAAACCTGGGGTAAACCGCGAACGAACTAGGTATAGTAATGAAGGTGGCTGGTACGAGTGCAATAATGTGCGATTTAGGCAAGGATTACCTGAAAAAATAGGTGGTTGGACACGGATTAACGTAGCAAAGTTTGACGGGGTTGCACGTTCTTTGTTTAACTGGATTACTCTAGGAGGGCAAAATTTACTTGGTGTTGGCACAAACTTAAAATTTTACATAGAAAATGGTGGTAATTACAATAATATCACCCCTATAAGAAGCACCACTTCTGCAGGAGAGGTAACTTTTTCTGCACTACAGACTACTTTATCCGCAGCTGTGACCTCAACTACTACAGCTACCATAGGACCTCTAGCTAGTATTTCGGGAATACCTGATTCAGGTTTAGTAAAGATAGATAGTGAAGTTATATCTTACACAGGTCTAAAAGACGGATCTCTTACAGGTTGTACACGAGGGGCTTCCTCTATTATTGAAGATGTGTCTACAAGCACAACAGCAGCTACACATAGTTCAGGAGCCACAGTATCGTTTTTTACTCTTTTAATTACAGATGTAGATCATGGGGCAGTTGATAATGATTCTGTAACTTTTAGTGGCGCAGTTACAATGGGGGGAGCTATTACTGCAGATGTGTTAAATCAAGAATATGCTATTCAGTCAGTAAAATCTTCAAGTACTTATACTATAACAGCTAAAAGTTTAAGTAATACCACGAATAAATTTAGCGATATTGTGTCTACATCCTCAGATTCAGGCAACGGAGGTGGTTCTGTTGTTGGAACCTATCAGATAAATTCAGGATCAACTTCTGCTACTCCCCTAGAGGGTTGGGGTGCAAGTGGTTTTGGAGCTGGAGCTTGGAACCAAGGAGAAGCTAGCTTTGATGAACTTAGAATATGGTCGCAATCTAACTTTGGAGAAGACTTAATTTTTGGGTATAGAAATGGGCCTCTATACTATTTTGATACTTCTGCAGGGCTTACAACAACACGCGGAGTTTTATTAAGTTCTAGAACAGGAGCTTCCGAAGTTCCCTCTAAACAAAATGTTATGCTTGTGTCTGATATTAACAGGTTTGTGTTTTGTTTTGGTACTAATCCTATTGGTTCTTCTACAAAAGACCCTATGTTAATTCGTTGGTCTGACCAAGAAAGTGCTGTGGAATGGAATCCGTTAGCTACAAATCAAGCAGGTAGTCTTAGGTTGTCTAGGGGAACAGAAATAGTTTCTGCTATGCAGTCTAGGCAAGAGGTTCTTGTTTGGACAGATTCTTCCTTATATTCACTACAGTATGTTGGGATAAACTCAGGTGTATGGGGCGCACAGATTCTAGGAGAAACAACATCTATTGCTTCTAAAAACAGTGTAGCTATGGGAAATGGTATAGCTTACTGGATGGGTAAAGATAAATTTTATATGTACGATGGTAGAGTCCAAACATTACCTTGTGATGTGCGGAGGTATATATTTAATGATTTTAATGTAGATCAACTTACTCAAGTTTTTGGTGGTACTAACGAAGCTTTCAATGAAGTCTGGTGGTTTTATTGTTCTGCTGATTCTTCTGATATAGACAGGTATGTTATATATAATTACTCAGAAAATATATGGTATTACGGCAACATGGCTAGATCTGCGTGGTTAGATTCTGGGCTTAGAGATTTTCCATTAGCTGCTACATATAATAATGTGCTTGTAGACCACGAAAGAGGTATTGACGATAACGAGACAAGCACGACAGCTGCAATATCTGCGTTTATTAGTTCTGCTGATTTTGATCTAGATGATGGCGATAAGTTTATGTTTGTTAGCCGTATGGTTCCAGATGTATCTTTTGAAGGATCAACAGGTGGTTCTCCCGCTATAACTTTAACATTAAGCCCTTCTAGTTTTTCAGGTTCTGGGTTAAATTCACCGCTATCTGAGGGTGGAAATAGTGCAGGAACTGTAACAAGAACAGCTACATCGCCAGTAGAGGTTTATACAACTCAAATACATACTAGATTACGAGGTAGACAAATGGCTTTAAAAGTAGAATCTAGTGCAACAGGTGTACAATGGCAGTTGGGC